TGTTAAATTAATGACAGTAGGTTCTCTATCCCTTACCCTTTTATATTCAGCATATTGCTTTCTATCTTCAGGCTTTGTCATATCTAGGTCAGCAATATTAAAAGGTTTTGCGTCTACCTTGCCAAGATTTGCCTTGCTTCCTGACCCTGATGGGGTAGCTGTTTGGAAGTGAGGGTTATCTGTAATGAATTCCTTTACATATTCGTCAATACTTTTCAGGTCTCCGTCTTTGTTATACATTGGCTGATTATTTTCTGCAAGTATTTCTACTTTTCCATCTTCAGTTAATTTTACATTACTTTTTAACAAATCTTTTACCTGTTGGGGATTGATAGCTGAGTTTTTTGAAGCCGCATTTAGTAATGCACCATCAACTTTTACTTTCTCAATTTCAGACCTTAAACCAGCTATCTCTTTATTAGACTTTTCAGCTTGTTCTTTTAATATTTTTTCAAACTCGCCTCTGGCTTTTTGTTCTTCTATTTGTTTATTTTCTTTTTCTTCTAAAAGTTTTTTTGCTTCTTCAGGGTCAATACCTGAATATTTTTTTTCATATTTCTTTGTTACTAAATCTATTCTTTTTTGTATAAGGTTCTCTAAATCCTTTTGTTTTAGATTATATACTTTTTCCTCATCAGATTTAGCTTCAACAGTTTCCTCAACTTTGTTTTCTACAGGTTGTTGTTCTTGTTCCGTTTTTTGCTCGTCAGCCATATTAGTCTCCTTTTTTTCCTTTTATATAATTTAATTTTTGTAATTAATCAAAGAATTCATCAGCTACAGGCAACCAAGTATGTCTGCATCTATATCCACCTCTTACAATAAATGGGTCTCCCTCAGCTTTTCCATTAGCAAATTGACCACTTCTTGTATTATGTAAAGTTTGAACTTCTTCTTTCGTGTAAGTTTTTCCACCAGCCGCCCTGTCTAGTTCTCTCATACAAAATGGTCTTGTATCTCTAACTCTTGTTCCTGTATATTTGAATTTAGATAATCCAGCCTCTTCCGCTTTATATACAGTAAATTGACCATCAAACTGCATTACTGAGTCGTGAGCTATTTGAGACGCATATGTACTCATTGGTCTACCTCTTCTATCTACATCTCCTGTAATTAATCCTCTCAGGTCTTTGACCATCTCATTAAAAGGTTTACCAGCTATTGCGTTTTGATAAACTTGCGTAGATATTTCATTTAGGTATCTACTAGCAATATCTTCAAATCCTTGAAATGATTGGAACTTTAATTGTGTAATAGTCAAAGCATCAGCTTTAGTTAATGTTTTAAAATTATCAGGTATATTAAGTTCGCCAAACTCTTTCATAAACTCTTGCACAATTTGGTCATAATCCCTGACCATGCTATCTGCTGTGGTTCTATAGGTTTCATCAATAAATCTTTTTAAATCAGTTCTAAGTTCTATTGCTATCTTAGTTGAAACTGCATCAGCACCCTCTGTTACTGTAGATATTTGAGATACTATTCTTGCTTCTAAATCTTCTAAAGTTCTTTTGATTTGTGCTTCGTGATTATCTGCTAATTGTTCTAAAAATGGATTTCTTGACATTATACATTAAAACCTTTTCTCCAAGACTTTATTGCCCAAAAAACAGGCTGTAAGTTTACTTGTCTCCCCTTAGCTCTCATTCTTTTCAATGTAGCACCATGTCTGGCAAGGAATGATTTCTGCCTCGCTGGGTTGTTTTTTTTTATAGTCATATTTGGGTCTCCAAAACGAACTACCTGAACATTACCTGTTTTCTTATTTTTCACATAAACCCCAAACTTCTTTCTTTCCCCTGAAGTTCTAAATGGTTTATTTAGTGTAACACTTCTCCCTCTATATTTAGCCATTATTAGCCTCAATACATTCAATACTAAATCTGTAGTATTTATTTAGTTCATATTTTGACCATTTATTTGCCATAGTTTCACATTCTTCTTTTGTTATAGGATTATTTAATACCATTTGATTACCTACATAAACCCACTCTGTTCCATTGTAACCCCATAAACTTACAACCAAAACAAATAACTTAATCACTTTTTTCGTTTTTTTCTTAGGTCTAGATCATGTTTTCTTGAACCTCTTAAAAAACTATTTACTCTACCCATAGACCAAGCCGCCATAGGAACTCTTCTACTTCCAGCACTAAGGAAAGCACCTTGTCCTCTTCTATAAACTTTAGCTAAAGTTCCATAAGTATATCTTTTAGATGCTTTTGCTTTTCGTCTAAGTGTTGCTTTTACTGAAGCTGATAAAGGTTTTCTACGAACAGCCATTATGCTTTTGTCCTTGCTCTTAATAATCCTCTAGGAATAAAACCACCAGATTTATATATAGAGGCTACTCGCTTTATTAGGCTTGCTCTTCTTGACCTTTTGCTTCCTTTTAGTCCTGAGAGATACTTTTTCGGAAGTCCTGAGTCCTTGTCTTTTGGAACTCGTCTTTTTTTTCTTTTCTTTTTTGCCATTACTCTTCTTCGGCTGTTGGTAAGTTTGTTTGGAATTGTCCGATAGTCGTAGAAGTAGCATCAATTTCTTGATTAATTGCATCAATTTTTTCATCATCATCTATTACTGCCTTTGCTATTTGTTTATCTATTTCCTTTGTATATGTGTCTGATTTTACTCCACTAGCTTTAGCCACTTGTAAGAATTGTAGATCAGCCGCATAATCCCTAAGATCAAATGTATCAGGATAATCTATTTGACCATCAAATACTTTGTTTTGCCATTTAGCAAAGAAAGACCATATCTGCTCTTCAGCATTTTCTAATAAATCTGCTTTCTCTGATAATCTTGCATTAAGAAGTTGAAACTCTGTTTGTAATGCAATACCTGAGTTAATAGTTTTCTCAGTTGCTCTAACAGAACCCATATGAGTTATTCTATTGATTGCATCTACTTTCATTGAGATAGAGTTCATAATACCATCTAAAGATTGTGCTGAGGGTTGTATAATATAAGGTTTTAGATCAGCCTGTAAATCTTCAGGCATTTCAATAACAGAACCAGCACCAGCACTAGCTTCTACATTAGGGGTCTTAACTAGACTTGGGTGGTTACTTAATCTTATTAGCTGTTCACATTCTGAATAGTCGTTGTAGATAGCCTGTTGTAATTCTGCAACATCAGATAGATCAGATATACCAATAGCTTTTCTTTGAGACTTTTGATTATATAAAATAATCGCTGGTATCTCATTCAAAGGGTTCGGTTGTTCATCAAGAAGTCTAGGCTTAGAAGAAGTATATTCTTTCATATAATCATCTACTTCATAAGTAGTTATATCTTCTAAAGACCAAACCTTTATAATTGCTTTATCATCAGTTAAATCTTCAAGTATTGTAAGAGATGTAAGATAATACTTACCATTAGGAAATCTTGAGTATTCCCAATTCATAACATTATCTGGTGTATAAATTGAGATGTATGGTCTTATATCCTGAGATAGTTCTTCAGCTCTAGTGTTTGTAATAACACTTGGCTTATCCATAATCGCCCAACAAGTTCCATAAATAGATGCTTGAGTTTGCATTTCTTTAATTACATTGTTGAAGTTTCGCCCATCTAAATCTGCATCATTAAGGAATGACTCTAAATCTGGGTCTCCAGCTAGTGAACCATAATCTCTAGTTGCATGAACTCTAAATAAAAAGCTGGAATATATTTGTACTACATTTCTACAATGATTATCTAAAGGGGTAAAACCAACCCTCTTCATGTACTCCTCATCAGACTCTAGGATATATCTATTAAGGTAAAAACCATTATTATAATCATCTCCACCTAAATATGATCTGTAATGGAAGTTCCATCTATGAAAGTTTTTCTCATAGTCGCTGTGTCTAGCTGTTAAGAACTCTCTTGTATATATCGCCATCTAACTCCACCTAGTCGGTTCACTTGGTTTAAAATCTCTACGCAAAGGGAAAACATATTCAATAAGATAGCCTATTGCATCAGCCATATGGTCATACCCACTATCCTTATCAGGTATATGAGTTCCCTCTTTGTATATTTGTCTTTCTAAACTTTTAATTAAATTTTTGCAAGATTTGGTTATGAAAAGACTTGACACTCCATTAGCATTTTTAAGTTTAGAATTTACTGCATTTATTCTATCTCTTACTTGAGGGTGCGTTGGTCTAACCTTAACATTGAACCCAGCGTTTCTAAGTAATGATAAATCAGTTGAACCACCAGCACTTGTCTTTCTTTGTCTTGCGGCTGGGTCAGGATAAATCACAATGTTTCGTACTCCATATCTTGCTTTTATTTCATCAATCATATCATTTGTATTTGCGTTGTATATTTGTATCTCATCAAAAATTATTAAATTATTATCTCTTATCTGACCAATAC